AGTGAATTAAAAAACAAATGGTCAAGTATTGGGGATGAAGGAAACCCTATTACAATTTTAAGAAACGGTCAATCCCCTTTAATTGAGAGTGAAGGTTGGGTTCCAACTGTAGAAAATATAAATGAGGATTTATCTACAATGTATTTAACCTCAACTCAAAAAATAGAGTTTGATAGAAATACTATTGATAGATTTACTCCTTTTCACTCTTTGGGTAGAGCTAAAACTTTAAATAATTTTTTTGAACCCCAAATAATATTAAATTCTGATAGGATTATAATAAATTCTAAAAAAGATAGCGTTTTAATAGGTTCCTCAAAAGGTATTACTTTATCTACTGATGAATTTATAAATGTAAAATCTCAAAATTTATTTGTTGATGCAAAAAATGTATTATTGGGAGATGAAAATGCAAGTGAATCTTTAGTATTAGGAGATACATTTATGAGAGATTTTAATCTACTTTTAACAGCCTTAAACTCCCTATGTTCAGTTCTTGAACTTGAGGTATCTTGGCCAGGTGGAATATCTTCCCCAAATACTCCTGTAAATGTAGCAGCTTCATCACTAAAAACACAAATTGAGGATATTAAATCAAAAATCCAAACCTCCAAATTCACCTCAAAAACCAGTAAAACCATCTAATGAGTTCTCATATCACCATATCAGGGATTATAGTAGATAGAAGTAAAAAACCTATATTGGGTGTATCTATATTAGTGGGGGAGGATATCTTTTATTCTAATAAAGATGGGAATTTCACTATTATTTTATCTGAAGATTCTAAAGCTACAACAACTACTTTTTCTCATCCTTCATATGGGGAAAAAACAAAACCCATAACTAAAAATAATGGGGAATTTAAAACCAATTTAGGGGTAATTAGGTTAAAATCAATAAGTGAAAGCTCTCAAGATGAAATCTCAAATACTCTTTCTCTATCCGATAATGAAGTAAAACAAATTACTACTCAAAACACTAGTTTTGAACAATTTCAACAAAAGAAGTTAAGAGATCTTATAAAAACTCTAAAATATACTTTAATTCCTATAATTTTATCTCTTTTAGTAAGCTTTGGGATTACAAAAATATCTGAGGCTATTTCAAAAAAGAATACAAAACCTAATAATTGTCCTTCCCCAGAGAGATTAAAAAAGATAGTTGATAAAAGAAATAAATTAGTAAAACAATTAGATATCACATTTACAACAGTAGATAGTTTACTTAAAACTTTAGGGATTTTTCAAGGAATATTAGTAGTAACTGAAATTTATTTAAATGGTATCCCTTTAATACCTTTACCTTCACCTCCATCTGTTTCTATATTAGGAGGTAAGTTAGATTCTCTAGTTAAAAAATATAAAAATGTTAATGGGGGTTTAATTATTATTTTACTATTATTAAGAAATATTCTTGCTCAAATTCTTCAACTTTTAGAATCTTTAGATTTTCAAATACAATCATGTGCCAAAGATGCTCCTGAGTTTGAAACCTTAAACTCAGAAATAGTTGAACAAATTAATGCTCTAAATAGAGATTCATCTATCCCGACAGAAAAAGTAAATGGTTTTAGTTTTGATATAGAAACGGAACCAACAACAGATGATTTAAAACGTAAGAGAGCCGTGGCTAAGAATTCAAAGGGTGTTATATTATTAAGGGGGGAATATTCATATAGTTCCTCAACTAAGATATTAATAGAAGAACTTGCATTCTATATTAAAATAAATGATTTAAAAGCAGATTAATCCTATATTTATAACGTGTATGAAAACAGAAATATTTAAAAAAGTAATTAAACAAGCAGTAAAAGAAGCTATTAAAGAGGAAATAAAAGATATTTTAATGGAAGCTGTATTAGAGGCATCTAAATCTCCTAAATCAATAGTAAATGAAAATATTCAAAAATCTTCTCCAACTCCTGTACCCCAACCAACTCCATCTACAGTTGATTTAAGACAAAAATACATGGATATATTGGGGGAAACAGCTATGAGTTTTTCTACCAAAGATATATCTCCATTTAACCCATCAGGGGCTACTGATATAATAAATGGTGATTTAGGTAGTGGGGAAGTAGGAATGGATCAAATTATGAGTTTATTAAATACTAAGTAGTGGCATTTGGAGAAAAACAAATATTCCCAATAGATTTAGATAAATCAGCAGCTGTAGGTATTGACCTACCACTTAATGATCCTGCGGTATTTAAACAAAATTATCAAACAAAAGATGCTATCAAATCCTCTCTCATTAACTTCCTCTTAACAAATCCAGGAGAAAGATTTTTAAATCCCTTATTTGGTGCTGGATTGAGAGATTTTTTATTTTCTCAAATTACTAGCAACAATTTAGATTTTTTAAGAGAAGATTTACAAAGCAAAATAAATAGCCTATTCCCAAATATATCAATTGATTCTTTAGAGGTTTTAAGGGGAGATGACTTAAATTCAATCACAATTAAATTTACATATATCATAATTAACACTAATTTAACTGATGATATAACCTTATCCTTTACATAATGGCTAAAATTAAAAGAGACATATCGTATTTTAATAGAGATTTTAATGACTTTAGACAACAGTTAATAGAGTTTACTAAAATATACTTTCCAAATACTTATAATGACTTCACCCCATCTTCCCCTGGGGTAATGTTTATAGAACAAGCGGCATATGTTGGGGATGTATTAGGATTTTATTTAGATAATCAGGTTCAAGAAAATTTTATTCAATACGCCCGACAAACTAACTCAATATATGAGTTAGCATATATGTTTGGTTATAAACCCAAATTATCATCTGCTGCTCAAGTTACAATAGATTTTTATCAACAAATCCCAGCTAAAACAGTTTCGGGGAGTGTAATTCCTGATTTTGATTATGCTTTAACAGTAGGAGAAAATACTACTATAACTAGTAATATAGGGGGGTCTAGCTTTATTATCCAAGACAAAATTGACTTTTCAATTTCCAGCTCTCAAGACCCCACCGAAATCTCAGTTTATCAAATATCTGGGGGTAATCCAGAATACTATTTATTAAAAAAATCTAGAAAAGCTATCTCTTCAGAGATAAAAACATCTACTTTTAATTTTGGAGCCCCTACAAAATTTCCAACAGTATCATTTTCAGATAATAATTTTTTAAAGATATTGGATATTAAAGATTCACAAGGGGGTCAATGGTATGAAGTAGATCATTTAGGTCAAGAAATGGTTTATGATAAAATTAAAAATACTAACATATATGATCCAAATAATGTTGGTAGTGAGGGGGAAGTTCCATATATTTTAAAACTTAAAAAAGTCCAAAAAAGATTTGCAACTAGAGTTTTAGAAGATAATAGTATCCAACTTCAATTTGGGGCTGGAACTACTGAAGATAATGATGAGGATATAATTCCAAACCCCAATAATGTTGGATTAGGATTACCATTTAAGCAGGATAAATTAACTGCGGCATATTCACCATCCAACTTTTTATACACCAACACCTACGGTATAGCACCTTCAAACACTAATTTAACGGTTAGATATTTAAGTGGTGGTGGAGTTTCCTCAAATGTTGAGGCAAATTCATTAACAAATTTAAATACCTCCAACGTTAGATTCAACAATAATAATTTGAACTCTATAACCTCTAATTATGTATTTGCTACATTAATTTCAACAAATAATGAAGCAGCATCAGGAGGTAAAGGAGGAGATACAATAGAGGAAATTCGTCAAAACACACTAGCAACAATTTCTTCCCAACAACGCTCTGTAACCCAAGATGATTATCTAGTGAGAGCCCTAAGTTTACCTTCAGATTATGGTTCGATTTCAAAAGCTTTTATTACAAAACCATTATTGAGTGATGATCAAGTATCAACCATTGAAACACTAAATCTGTTTTGTTTAAGTAAAGATTCAAATGGTTATTTAACCCAACCCTCTACTACCTTAAAAAATAATTTAAAAACATATTTATCTCAATATAGAACTATAGGGGATAATATAGAAATTAGAGGAGCATATGTTATTAATATTGGAGTAAATTTTGAAATAATAGTTTTACCTGATTATAATAATAATGAAGTGTTACTAAAATGCATTAATGAATTGCGAGATTATTTTAATATAGAAAAATGGCAAATTAATCAACCAATATTGTTAAGAGATTTATATGTAATATTAGATAGAGTGGAGGGAGTTCAAACTGTTAAAAATATTCAAATAGTAAATAAAGCAGGATTCATATTAGGATATTCTCAATATGAATATGATATAGTTGGAGCTACTCAAAATCAAGTGATATACCCCTCATTAGACCCAAGCATATTTGAAATTAAATTCCCTACTCAAGATATTAAGGGACAAGTTGTACCCTTATAATATAATTTAAATTATGGCTACATATAAAATCTTCCCATATAAAGACGCAACTTTATACTCAGAAACTCCTACAGCAAATACTGGATTAGATGCTATATGCGAGGTTTGGAATACCCCAACTAATGTATCTCGTTTTTTAACTCATTTCCTTCCATCCGAAATACAAGAAGTAATAGATGGGAAAATTCAAGGTAGCCAATGGGATGTATTTTTTAGAAATTTTATAGCAAATTCTACAGGTTTATCTTTTGATACAAATATTGAAATCCTCCCAATAGCTCAACCTTGGGATAATGGGTTGGGTGAATTTGGAGATGTTCCAACTACAACTAATGGAGTTTCATGGTCAACAACTGATGTTTCCTCTATTACCCCATGGTTAGAAAGTGGAAGTGTAGGTACTAATTTCTTTACAAGCTCATACACTTCTACCCCTGGAGGTGGAAATTGGTTTTATTCTGGTTCAAATGTTCCTACATATGTTGTAACTCAATCATTTGGGTTAAGAAGTGAAAAAGATATAAATGTTGGAGTAAAAGATATAGTTGAGGAATGGTATAGTGGATCTTTACCAAACTATGGCTTTATAACTAAATTTGAGGATAGTATTGAATTTAACTCTTCAATTAATGTTCAACCTAATTTAAAATATTTTAGTGTAGATACAAACACAATTTACCCACCTATCCTTGAATTTAAATGGAGAGATTATCAAACAATATTAAATGGAAATGAACCAAATATAATAGGAAATGATAATATTAAAATTTCACTAGAAGAAAATCCTAATAAATTTTACCAAAATTCTGTAAATAGATTTAAAATAAATTGTGCTCCCATTTACCCAATAAGAGTATTTCAAACTAGCTCATTATTTACAAATCAATATTATTTGCCTACTTCTTCATACTATGCAATAAAAGACTTGGATACTAATGAATTTATTATTAACTTTGATGATGATTATACTCAAATAAGTGCTAATAGTGGAGGTAATTATTTTGATATTTATATGAATGGTTTACAACCCGAAAGATATTATAAAGTACAAATTAAGACAGTTAGTAACGGAATTACAAAAATTTATGATGATAGTTATTATTTTAAAATAATTAATTAATGTCAGAGGAAATAAAATTAAATAAAACAGTTTATAATAAGGATCTATATTTAAAAACTATAGATACCGAATTTAAACAACTTGGAATCAAAACTATCCAAGAACAGATAGATTCTGAAATAACAGTAGACCAATTCTTTGAATTTTATAATGAATTATTTTATGACATTCCAGAAACAGGAAATATTAATTCTCATGAATTTATAATTACTCAAAGTTCAAATTATATAAATTTTGAGGGAAATACCGAGGAAATAGAGGCATTACAAAATGAAATATCTCAATTACGTCAAGAATTATTATCTACACAACAGCAACTTATAGATAAATCATCAACCCCATCAACATAGGAATTACAAAATATGACTAATATTTCAATTATATCACCTTCAGAATTTACTTCACTTTCGTATGACGAAAAAGATATAAATCTTATACCCTCCTTTGAGGTAGATACATCTTTTGGAGTAGGAAGTTATATTGAGTATTATATTTTTGATTTAAATAAATCCATTATAAGTGTTAATTACGATTATGACTCATATTCAATCCAAAATGATTTACAATCAAGTTTAACAAATAATATATCTAAAATACAAATCAACCCAGAACAAGATCTTTTATCTCAAGGATTTTCTCAAGGGTCTTATTACACATATTATAGTTTTCTTAATAAGAAAATTGGTTCTCCCTCTAATTTTCTCTATATAACTGAAATTTCAACAGATCGTACTGAAATAAGATTAGATAGTAATACAATATCAAAAGAGAATTTAGTAAAATATTCTAATGATTTTATAACAGAAAGAGAAAGTAATAACTTTTTTATAGATTTCTATTTAAATTTTGGAGACAATAATCTTATAATAGCTAATAATATTAAATTAGATAATGAAGATCCTAATAATCCATCTATATTAATAAAATTATATAATGCTTTACCTCCTTCATTTGATATAAAATCTGAGGGATGGGTTGTAACTTTATTAGAAAATCCTATAGCCTATGAGATAGAATTTGAAGACGAGATAATTGAATTTAATGATAAGATAAAACTTAAAGGTCCCAATTTTAATTTGGATGTAAAAGACCAAATTAACAACTCTACTCCTTTAATGTCATATGATAGTCTCCTATCATCCCCATCCACAGGATTAAGTACTCAAATTAATACTTTATTAAATGATAGAAATATTGAAATAAATATAGATTACTCAGATTTTAATAATTTTATCCATTTCAGCTCAGCATATACTAGATTAGCTAATTTTTATAATAAGGTTTATCTTTTAGAGGAATATTCATCTTCAATATCTCAAATTCAATCTAGTGTTACAGGTACATCCACTGGTTCTTTAGAGGTATTAGGAAGTATTCAACAATTTAATGAAAAAAGTAATAGTGTTTTAAATAATTTTGATAGATATGAATATTTTCTTTATTATGCTAGTAGTTCATACTCATGGCCTAAAACAACTACTTCACCTCCATACACATTAGCATCTACAACTGATCCTATAACTTTAAGTTGGTTTGGAAGTACAAATGAAAATAGTCCATTATACGGGGGAATTATTTTATCTGCCTCTTTATACGATGCTCAAAATAAAGATTATTTAGCTTATAGTATTCCTGAATATTTAAGAGAGGATCCACAAAACCAATCTTATGAATTATTTGTTGATATGTTGGGGCAACATTATGATAATATATGGATGTATATTAAAGATGTTACTACTAGATTTGATGCTGATAATAGATTGGATTATGGTATATCTAAAGATTTAATTGCAGATGCTATAAGAGACTTAGGAGTAAAAATCTATCAAAATAATTTCTCCACAAACGATTTATATTCAGCATTCCTAGGTATAACTGAAAATGGAGATCTATCAGCTTCACCTTTCATAACAGGATCTCTTCCTACCCCTCAAGGATATGAATATATTGATACTTTGATATCTGCCTCAAATGATACTATACCGTTAGATGATGTAAATAAATCGTTATATAAACGCATATACCATAATTTACCATACCTCCTAAAATCAAAAGGTACTCTAGCTGGTTTACGCGCTTTAATAACCTCATATGGAATTCCTGATACAATATTAAGAATAAGTGAATTTGGGGGTAAGAATAAGATTAATGAAAATGATTGGGATTATTGGTATAATCTTTATAATCATCAATATAATACCCAAGGAGATAATGTTATAACTACTGATTGGGAATTAAATTCTCTATGGTCATCTCCTAATGATACACCCTCCACTGTTCAATTAAGATTTAAAGCTGAAACCCCAATACCCACTTTAAATTCTCAATCTATATGGTTTTTAGATAGTGGTAATGATGTAGCTCTAGTTTTAGAGTATACAGGATCTGGATTAATAAGTAGCTCATACTCAGGATCTCAAATTGATCCATATCATCAATACGCTAATTTAAAATTTACTACTGATGGTTTTGCAACTTCCTCTAGTATATATTTACCGTTTTTTAATGGTGATTGGTGGGGAGCAATGATAACCAAAGATGGGAATGATTATAATCTCCATACAGGAAATAAAATATATAATGCTAATGAAAATAACATTATAGGGTTTTATCAAACCTCATCTCATTCATCCCCTTCTACAACTTGGAATTTAAGTACAACCTCTTCATTTGGGGGGATTTCTTCAATAACTGTAGGAGCAACAACATATTCTCCATTAACAGGCTCTTTACAGGAAATAAGATATTACACAAGTGTTTTAAATGAAAACCCATTTAAAGATTATGTAATGAATCCACTTTCTTTTGAAGGAAATACATTAAATTCGGCTCCTAATGAACTCGCCTTTAGAGCAAGCTTGGGAAGTGAATTAAATATTGGAAATACTTCTATACATCCCAAGATAACAGGTTCATGGGATATAACCTCTTCTTTTACTGCGGGTAGTGATTTTAATTACTATACTACCCCAATTTATACTAAAAATGAAGAATGGGTATTTTTAGATCAACTTAATGCTGGTATTAAAAATAGAATAAATAATAAAATCCAACTTAGAGATGGTAATATTCCTGAAGGTAATACATTATCTGTAATTCGATCACTTAATCAACAAACAGATGAAGATTCAAGTTACTCACCTCATGTTAATTATTTAGAGGTAGCATTTTCACCTCAAAACGAGATAAATGATGATATAGATTCCCAAATTGGATATTTTAATATCGGGGAACTTATAGGGGATCCTATTTTAAGAAACTCCTACCAAACATCATACCCAGAACTAGATAAATTAAGAAATGAATATTTCCTAAAATATATTAAAAATTATGATGTTTATGATTATATAAGGTTAATAAAATACTTTGATAATTCTTTATTCAAAATGATTAAAGATTTTATTCCTGCCCGCACTAGTTTAGCATCTGGGGTAGTTATAAAACAACATAAATTAGAAAGAAACAGATACCCTCAACCTAAAGTACAATGGGAAGATAACACATTATCTGGTTCAATTGAAATTGGAGAATATAGTGGTGGAACCGGCGGTTCATTCGAGAAATTCAATGGGGTAAATACATCCCCATATGGTCCCAATGGTAATGGACCTGAAAACATATTTAACGTAACTCAAAGTTGGGTTGAAATTACTCCTTCACTGTTAGGAGAAATAACCTCAATCCATGATACACAAGATGAATTTTATAATGGAGAATTTAGTGGATCTCAACTTATAGTTACCCAACAAAATATTAACCCAGGATGTGATCCTTTTAAAAAAATTGACCCTCAAGGAGCTAATTATGGGATTAGATTTTATACCTCTTCTTTAGGAGGGGAAGTATATAATTTTTCTAGTTTTATTTCCCCTTTAAACCACCCCACAAATGGTTATATTTCAATATGGTATGAACGAGATCCTCCCACATCTATTACTCCAATTTCACCACCATCCTCACCTATTTAAATATTTATTAATACATGGATGATAAAATATTATATATAAAAGTTAGTAAAATTGATGGTGATGGTGTTGATCAAACATTCACATTACAAACTCTACAACAAATTACAATCCCTTGGGGAGCTGGAAATAGTACTGAAACCTTTGAAATCTTCTCGATTACGGAATTTCAAGACCATTTTTTATATGGGGTAAATCCTAACAATGTGTTAGACCCTGTAACTGTAACTAATGATAGAGCTAAAATAGAATATGATTTTTCAAGTTCTGTGCAATTACAAAGTGATGGAACTGTAGTACCTATTTTATTCTCAGGAGATGTTGAATTATACAAGATGTCTAATGCTGCTGTTGTTCAATCTATCCCCTTAATTAATACTGTTACTGATAATTTAGGCTTTTATGTACCTACTTCTTCTAATGGATTTTTAACTCATATAGAAGGAACTAATCCTGATGGTGCTTATTATCAAGTAAATACTTACCCACAAAAATCTACTGAAATTAATTTTTCAGGATCTTTCCTTTTAGATGTAGTTTGGACAGCTAATACATCTACTCAAATTATTTTAAGTTTAATTGTTAAGAGACAAAATGGCACTAATATACTACCCACAAATCTTGGTATAACCTCAGGATATGATATTTTAAATTTTAACTCTTCTTCAGGAACTTCTTTTACATCTAGTTTTCATTTATCTATGTCTTATGGTGAAAGCTCAGTTTCAGATGTAGAAGCGCTCCCAGATGATAAACTTTTTGCTTATATTGTCCCCGTAGCTACTAATGTAGAAATTACTGGTTCCTTCTCCCCAGACACTTTCTTTAATATATCCTCATCTGCAGCAAGTGGTCCCTCAATTGAAACTATCCCCGAACCCTTTCTATCTGAAAATTTCTCAAATGCCTTTGATTGTCAACCTTTATATGGTAATGTAAGTGAAAATCAAACAAGTTATAAATGGATGAAAGTAGATCACACTACTGGAATAATGATTCCAATTAACTTTGATTTAATTATAAATGGGGGTGCTTTAAAAGCTCAAGTACAAGACTCTAATTATTCCTCTTTAGCACATATCACCCCAAGATATTTAGGTTCTAAAAATACATCAAGATTCTTAAATGTCTGGAACCCACCTGAATTATCTTCCCCACCAAATACCCCAGGGAATGAAGGAAACTATGGTAAGACCCCTTCAGTTGATTCTAAAAAAACTATAGTAACATGGGCTTCTTTCACTTCAGGATGGGCACCTGAAAAGATGAATCGTTCTAAAGTTAAAATAAAATATTTAATTGATGAAACTGGAAAAGCTCTTACTCCAAATGCCTCAAGTACTGCTTTAGATGATGTTCAAAATATCTTTAGAAGTGGAGAAAATGTTATTTTAACTTCCTATGAAACTGCAAACCCTTCTTCCTTTACTAATGTTTCAAGAATAGTAGATAGAGGAGGAACAACTATTGAACCTATATTATATAATCAGGTAAGCCATTATCAAGACCCTAATACTCCTATGTCTTTCTTACCATCAATTACTATCAATGATGCATTAAATTTACCTCCTGGGATTCTTGATTTTAGATCACATATACAAACTACAACCCAAACTACCCAAAATATAAACGTTTCATCTCAATGGACAAATATCACATTATTTAATGATATAATTTTTAAAGGTAGCTCAGCTGGTGGTTCAGTAACTACAGGAGGTAATTCCATTACAATCCCCTCAGGTTTAGATAATTTTAATGGGGATGTAACTTTTAAAGTAAGAGTTAATATTGCAAATACAAATACTAGTAATTTTAGTACTGCTTATTTTAGAATATATAACCAAACCACAGGAGTACAATTAGGAATAAATTTCGCCAACCCAGCTCCACCAGTAGCCGCAGGTTCTTCACTTCCTAGTATTTGGGGGACGCTATGGTCTCTAGGAGGTACAGATGTTAATTCTAGTGCTGCATTTAGGTTTACAGTAGATTATAATATAACAGTCTCCCCTTCAACTCTCACCCCAGGAGATGAATATGTAGTACAAGCTTTTTTTGGGTATAACCCAGAAGATTTATTTCTTTATAGTGAAGCAACAGACACCAACAATAATATTTACTTTGGGAATAATAAAATGTATTTTAAATTAGAACAAACCCCTTTACCAACATCAGAACTTGATATAAGTGGGGGTCCTTACCCATTTTTTAATCCTATAACTACAGGATATAATAACAGCCCATATCCAGCATTACTAATATATACTGGATCTTATGTTGGAGCTTTTGAAGATCCAAACATGAAACAAGAAGGGATTCCAGATTCTGGTTTTAATGATATAAAATATCCTATTGAAATTAAAGTTGGTGATGAAATTAGATTTGAAGGGTATGAAGATAAAGTAGTAACAGTAATTAAAACCCTTGTAACCTCTTCATATAACCCAACCCAACCTTCACTATTTGGGGGTGTAGTAGCTATTTATGTTGATAAGGACTTAACTACCCTACCTTGGAATACTGATGAATTCTTAGTTAGACGATATGTAGATAATCCTGGTGAAATTATTATAAGTAGAGATGCTATTTTTGAATCACAAGGAGGTCCACTTTTAGTAAAACCAGATTACATAACTAACCAATTAAACGAAAACTTAGATGACTATATCACTAATCTTACCAATAAAGGCTTGCTTTAGTGATATTTATAACATATAATATAAGATAAATTAAAATATTGTTAAACTTAAAACCTAGAAATCATCGGATATTTAAATAACCAAGTAGTAACAGTTGATGCTATATTAACTAAAAAAGGTAGAGAACTAATGGCCAAAAATGATGGGTCATTTAGAATCACACAATTCTCATTGAGTGATGACGAAATCGATTATACTCTATATAACCCTACCCACCCATCAGGTTCTTCATTCTATGGAGAAGCTATAAATAATATGCCTTTACTTGAAGCATTTCCTGATGAAACACAAATCATGAAATATAAACTAGTGACCCTCCCTCGTGGAACAGCAAAACTTCCAGTACTTGATTTAGGATATGCTGCTTTAACTTTACAACAAGGAGCATCTTTAGCAATCACTCCTCAAACTTTAAATTATTTAGGTAATGCTCAAATATTTGAAAATAGTGGATATACAGCAACAATAGCGGATGTTAGGCTATTAGGAACATTTACGGGTGTAGGTTTAGATACTGATCCTGTAAACGCTGCAGATTTAACTTCAACTTCTACTTTAGGAACTAATGTATCTCAAACAGTTAAAGGAACTCAAATAAATTTAAGAGCCACAACAGTTAATACTTTGTTTGGAGGAAACCCTCAAATCAGTACAACAATAACATTCGTAGGTATAGATAGTGGTGCTCGTATTACTATTCCATTAACTATAACACAAACAAATTAAAAATAAAATAAATGAGCTTTAAAAGAATAGATGCTGAAGATTTTGTAGTAAGTAGTGATGCAATCACCTCTACATTATGGTCAAATGATTCTCCAACTTTAACTGAATTTTATACTTCCTCCGTTCAACTTGCGGGTTCATCTGGAAATTTTTACCTTTCGGTATATCAAACATCTTCCTTAGACCAAAACACCCAAGTACAATTTAGTATTGCTTATGGTGATGTTACTGGGGGTGGATCAACTGATTATAATGGAGCTGTACCCGGAAATTCACCTTCACGTTCAACATATGGTCAATATAGATCTTTAATATTAGAGAATGAGAATGCTGAATTTATTTTTGGTAGTGATACTAATATATTAGTAGGTTCTCATTTTTATGCCCTCTCAATTGATAGAGCAAGGTATAAAGAATCACTATTCCCAGGTTCATTTAATTTAATCCTTTCAGGATCAGGAGCGGGAAATAGCATCCAATTAACGGATAATTCAAACGATATTTTAGTAAACCAATTCATCGGCACCTCACGTGTATTTCAATTGGTTTCCGGCTCTAATGGCTCAGCTATACCGGGTGGAGGTTATGTTCCTAACTCGGGTTCATATGGGTTAGTATTCCCAGAACTAGGAACTATTTTATTAAACCCAGAGGCTATAGAAGAAAGTATAGGAGTAGCTGCAAACAGAACATCAGGAATTTTAAATTCAACTAATCAACAAATATTATTTAATGCTATAGAAAGTGGTGGGAGTTTTAGATTAAATTCTCAAGAAACTATCTCCTCAACTTACATATTCATTAGATCAAGAAATTCAGAATTCAATTATACAGAAAACCCTACATTTATAGAAAATAATGGTGAGGTAATTTATGATAACTACATTAATAATCCCCAAACATATATTACAACAGTGGGAATGTATAATGATAAAAATGAATTGTTAGCGGTTGCCAAATTATCTAGACCAATATTGAAAGACTTTACTAAAGAAAGTTTAATAAGAATTAAATTAGATTTTTAGAATGAATGAGTGTATTCAAACCATTTACAACCTCCGATATAGTATCGTCCCCCTTTAAGTTAAATAAAACTTTTAGCTATAATAGTCTTTCCGAGGCAACAGGATCTGGTATAGATATTTTCATAGGAGAAAATACACCCCTCCCAATATTCATTTCAGGTAGTAACCCAACAGGGTACATATCTCAACAAGATTCATATCTGGTTTATAACTCTATTAAATATCTATATTACTCTAATTTTTTAGAAAATATGGATGGTAGTGAGGCAAATATAGTAACATTTAATAATGATGGAACTATCTCTGGGGGTCAACAAACCACTAATTTTCAAAACTATTTAACAACTACATTAGAGGCACATAGGACATTTCCAACAGGTTCTGGAGATACTATAGGAGTGCTTTCAATTCCCTCAAATATTTTTGGAGAAACTATTTCTCCAAATTCCTTTATTTGGGAATCTATAAGCGGAATAATACAAGATGACGGTGAAGGAAGATTATACTATAATTCTACTTTATTAGTAGGGAACATAATATATGAACATGGAATTATATTATTAAATCCTAATACTTTTGATGATATTGATGGATATGGATATGTATCATATGGAATAGCCTCACCCCCAGAACCCGTAGGAATATATGGGGGGATAGCAAGTGCATTTTTATATAATTTTACTAAATTAGAATTTAAAAGTACTATTACAATTTATGAACAACAATTTAAATGTACTCTTAGAGAAAATGAATTCAACTACACCCACAACCCAACAACTATTACAGGTAGTATGGGTGGGGGAGTGTTAAAACCATTTACAACAGAACATTACTTTACACCATATGTAACAACAGTAGGATTACACAATAATGAGGGGGATTTATTAGCGGTAGCAAAACTATCTCAACCTTTACCTACCTCACCAACCACAGATACAAATATTATAATTAATTTAGATTTATAAAAATGGCAACACTCAACAAAATTGGAATCACAACTGGAAATACAGTAGAGGCTTATCACGTTTCTCAATCAATAGATGCATTTACGGGGATCGTAGAATATGATATAGCTCTATCAGGCTCTTTTAATCTGACGGGTTCTATGACAATAGATGGATTAGCAACTCCAATAGTTCCAAATATAATTACATTTGATCCTTCCACTAATGTATTACACACAACTTCCTCTATTGGATTTTTACAACCATTATCCTCTAGTATATATGATAATACTACAAACATATTAATTAATTCCTCTAGCATAAGTAATCTTTCTTCATCAATCTCATCAATTCCAACCTCATCCGGAAATTTTGCTAATACTGATCTGACACTTACAGGTAATAGAACTCATGATTTAAATGGTTTTAGAGTAATTTTTGAATCCGCTTCATTATCTGTGTTTGGTATTAACAATTTTTCAGGTATTAATGTAAATGCTGGTCAAGCAGATAGAGATTTTAGGGTATACACTCAAGGAAATACTTCAACTTTATTTGTTGAGGGGTCTTCTGATAGAGTAGGTATTGGAAAAAATACACCTAACGCAACACTAGACGTTAATGGTAATACTATCATAACAGGATCATTAGATGTTAGTGGTAGTTTACGCATTGGGGAAACAATTTTAAATAATACTTTAGATGATATTTTAGTAGTTGATGGTAATGGTGTGGTTCATAAAAGAGACTCTTCTACAATTTCTAGCTCAAAACCCCCACTATATATATATGCTGGATCAAACTCTGCAACCAAAACAATTAATGGAGTTGGAATAGGAAAATCCGCCTCAGGGACACCAAACCCAGGACAAATATCCTCCCCCTCATTAACAATGGAGGTAACAAAATCTTTATCTGAAGGAGATCAAATTATATGGAATACTAAAATTTCAGAAGATAATATTACAGGATTTAAACTCTCATATGAGGGTGTGTATCTAATTGGTACTTCCATGGCATATGCCCCAATAATAGAATCCGATCTTTCAACAAACCTCGGCTCTCCTAATAAAGTATTATTTGAATTAGAAATGATAAAGTTTTCTTATATAGGTACTGATAAATTTCGATTTAACTTAAAGCAAACTAACTATTATAACCCATCCAACATACTTGGAAATGGCGACCCAGTAACTACAATAGAAAGTGGTGTTAGGTATTCAATCCCTAATACATCCATCACAGCAAATAATACCCTGGATTCACCCCAACAGGTATTAACCTTTGATACTTTCATACAAACAATCCCTGCTGGCCAAATTTCTAATGTAAAGTTTGAATTAGCAAAGAGTGGGGGAAGTTCTTTTGGTGTAGACTCAAGTTACTGCAGATTAATCCAAGCATAATATGTGGTTATATAACAATACTAAAATAGAAACCTTAGAGGATTTACCCTCATATTCTTTTGGTTTTATATATATTACAACTCACCTCCCAACAGGAAAAAAATATTTGGGTAAAAAATCACTTTACCATAATGTTCGAAAGAAATTAACTAAAAAACAACTTTCAGAACAAAATGGGAGGGGAAGGAAACCAACTACCGAGATAGTTAAAAAAGTTTCTGATTGGAGGACCTATTATGGTTCTGAGGAGTTTATTAAACAAAAAATTAAAGAAAATAAGCAAGAAGAATTTACACGAGAAATTATAAAATTTGTTGATAATAAAAAATTACTTACGTATTTTGAGTGTAAATATCAATTTATATATAATGTGTTAGAGTCTAATGAATGGTTAAATTCAAACATATTAGGAAAGTTCTATAAAAAAGACTTGGAATCATAAAGTAAAATTATTATATTAAGGGTTATGATAAATGAGTTATTAGTAAATTTAACTGACAAACTCCTAGGAGCAGGAAAACGTACTTCTAAAGGTAATCAAGCATACCACTGCCCCTTTTGCAACCACCACAAACCTAAATTAGAAATCAACTTAACTGAAAATACTGAGGGGTATAACCCTTGGCATTGTTGGTCTTGCGATAAAAAAGGTAAAACCTTAAAATCTCTATTCAAACAAATAAAAGCAGACCCATCATATTTTACTGAACTATCTAGATTAGTAAAGAATGTATCTGAAAGCTATTATAAAAATCTATCACCTACTTCCCCAACTTTAGAACTTCCTAAGGAAATACAATCTTTAATAGGTAATATTACCCTTACAGCTCGTCATTCACTTGCATATTTAAAAAAACGTGGAATCACAAAACCCGACATTGTTAAATACAATATAAAGTACTGTGAAACAGGAACATATTCAAATATGATAGTAATTCCTTCATATGATAGTGAAGGGAAATTAAATTATTTTACCGCGAGATCAATTGAGAAAGATCCTTACGTAAAATACCGCAATCCAGATGTTTCCCGAGATATTATACCGTTTGAATTGTTTATTAATTGGGATTTACCTATAATACTATGTGAAGGTCCTTTTGATGCTATTGCTATAAAAAGAAATGCTATTCCACTATTTGGGAAAAACATTCAAAATGAATTAATGAAAAAAATTGTTACCTCAAAGGTACAAAAAATATACATTGCTTTAGATAATGATGCAATAAAAAAAGCTTTAAACTTCTGTGAAAATCTCCTAAATTTGGGAAAAGAAGTATATTTAGTTGAATTACCTGGAAAAGATCCAAGTGAGTTAGGTTTTGAAAATTTCACAAAACTTATACAAAATGTTTCTCCATTAACACCTTATAAACTTATGGAGAAAAAACTTTCACTTATATGAAAAAAACAAGTAAAAACACCTACAAAACCTCGTACGATAGAATACTAAAAATCTCAGACGATTATCAACAAATTACAATGCCCGATTCTCGTTACTATAAACGTAATGGAGATTATTACCCCTCAATTACCCACATTTTAGGAACATATCCAAAAGGTAAATACTTTGAGCAATGGCTAAAACAAGTTGGTTTTGCAGCAGATTATATTGTAAAAAAAGCAGGTGAACAGGGTACAGCTACTCATAATTTAATTGAGGCATATCTGAGGGGAGAGGAACAAACATTTTTAAATGAAAAAAATCATCCACAATATGATGTGGAGGTATGGCAAATGTTTTTACGATTTGTAGATTTTTGGGAAACATATAACCCCACCCTAATTGAGGAAGAAGTACACCTATTTTCAGATAAATATAGAGTAGCTGGAACGTGTGATTTAGTTTGTGAAATTGAAGGTGAATTATGGATTATAGATTTTAAAACATCTAATCATCTACAACCCACCTATGATTTACAGTGTGCTATGTATACTCAATGTTATGAGGAATGCTACGGTAAAAAAGCAGATAGGGTAGGGATATTATGGTTAAAATCATCTAAACGTAAATCTTCTAAAGAAAAAATGACTGGTAAAAATTGGGAAATGTATGAGTCATCCCGCACACAAGAGGAAAATTTAAAAATATTTGAAACAGTTAGAACATTATTTGATTTAGAAAATCCATACGAAAAACCATCATTCACTTCATTCAGAACTACAGCTAAACGAAAGTTATAATATGTATAACTATGATAAGCCTAATAAAAATACTAAATGAAATTCAAGGAGGGTCTAAAGCTATATTTCTAGCTGGACCCGCTGGAAGTGGAAAATCGTATATGAATCGTCTCTTGTTACCACAAGATTTCCAAACTATAAATTCTGATGATACTTATGAGGAAATGCTTAAAGCTAGTGGTATTGGGTTAAAACAAAAAGACTTTACCCCCGATGAACTTTCTCAAGCTGCTAAGTTACAAGCTCAAGCTCGTAAAGACACTCAAGCTAGATTAGAAAAATCAATGGAGGGTAGAAATAACATAATAATTGATGGTACAGGGGCAGCAACCTCTCCAATATTAAAGAAAAAACAACAACTAGAAGATTTAGGGTATGAAACATTGATGTTAATGATCTATGTTTCTCCTCTTGTATCCTTAGAACGAAATAAAAATCGTGAAAGAAGTTTAATGCCCTCAATTGTATTACGCACATGGAGAGATGTTAATAAAAGTATTGAAACATATAGAAAAGAATTTGCTAACAACTTTATCCTAATTGATAACAACCCAGAGGACGCTAATAGAGATTTTAATATAGAATTATTACGCCCATATCTTGAGGATTCCAAAGCTAAAGGAAAACCTAAAACGCCCGAACAAAAAGCCAAATCAAAACAACAATTTGATGAGTTGATAAGTGATATAACTTCATCCATAAAACAACTTCCTAAATTTGATACTATTGATAGTGCTAAATCAAAAATAAAACAATTCATATAATGGATAAATTCATCCAAGAACTTATACAACCTTTTTTGGAAGAAGATAATTCTCCCAAAAATATAGCACTCATTCCTGGAGGGTTTAAACCCCCAACCTTAGGACATTTTTACACAACTTTAGAAATCGCAAAAAGAGATGAGTTAGATGAGGTAATAGTTTTAATAGGGCATGGAGTAAGAGATGGAATTGATAAGGAAAAAAGCCTTAAAATATGGGAAATATATAAAAAATCCCTTCCATCAAAAGTCAACATAAAAATCTCAGAAAAACCATCCCCCGTAGGAGATGTTAACTCAATCATTAAAAATAATCCTAATAACTTTTATTTTCCTGTAGTGGGAGTAAGAGGGGAACAAGATTTAGAGGATATAAAAAGATTTGATTCTTTAAAAGGAAAATATGATAACTTTAAACCTATAATTTTTGATAGTGATTTTAAAGTAAGTGGGACAGGTGCTCGTTTATCATTGATGAATGGGGATTATAACGATTTTAAAAACTTTTTACCCTCTGAGGTATCTGAGGACGATAAGTTAAAAATTTGGAGTATTTTAACATCCGATATTTTAAATGAAATCAACTCTGACAAGTTAAAAGCCCTAACCCAAAAATTCAAAAATGCTTTTACCTCCCAAAAAGATGATTTTAGAGGGTTTAAATCTCTAGCTTTAAAATATCTCCAAAAACAAAATATGACTGATGAGGAAAAAGAAAAGCTTAAAAGAAATTTTAATGACATCCTTAAATCTAGTGGGATAGTAGTAACATTCCCAATACTAGGAGCCTCAGGTACTACTCTATTGGGGTGGTTAACTAATAAAATATCTAAAGGAAAATTTTCAACACTCCCTTCAAAATTTAAGGATGAGTTATTAAAGAATCAACTTAATGAAAACTTAACATATTCAGATCATATAGACTATAAACGTCAAATACGTGATTTAACCAAATACATGCTTGATAAAGGTATGAATATTAAACCTTTACCTAAAGTTATTTTTAAACATGGAGATAAAGAAAATGCAGGAAACTTTTTAGGAAAAACAGCATACTATAATCCAAATATCAAAGAAATAGTATTGTATACTGAAGGAAGACATCCTAAAGATGTAGTTAGAAGTTTTTCACATGAAATGATTCACCATATCCAAAATATAGAAGGAAGATTAGGAGAAATCACAACTCCAAACACACAAGAAGATGACCATTTAAATAAACTTGAAGAAGAAGCTAATTTAAAAGGTACAATGACCTTTAGAAATTGGACAGATAGTTTATCTTCTTCTACTCAACCCAAATCTCTTAAAGAAGAAATTATAGGAGATAAAATACAATGTGATAATTGTGATTGGAGTTGGGACATAAAAGATGGTGGTGATGATCTTTATGTATGTCATAAATGTTATCATGATAACACCCCAATCCAAGAAAAAAAATCAAAGGACCCATTTGGAATAAATCAATTTATAAGAGAATTATTTGAGGAAGATACCCTAATGGAAGGACGCTACGATAAAATATCAAACACTATATCATCAGACATCTTTAAAAAGTGGAAAAGTGATTTTGATAATGGAGAAAGAACTAAATCTACCTATGAAAATACATATTCAACAGGAGACATAGAAGTAGAGGTGGATGCTTATTTAACTTTTACTCCAAACCTCCCACAAAAATTAGATGTTGATGGGGGTGCTGATAATGAAGAAGATTGGATACAAGTACGATTTGAGGTAGACCCAAACAACCTCCCAAAATATTGGAGTAAAGTTTCAATGGGTCTTAAAGATGTAATTCGTCATGAGATAGAACATTTAACTCAAGGGGAGGGTTCAAACTTAAAACCCAATAAGTTTATTGAGGATGATATTTTGATTAGAAAAATTATAAATGCTAAACTTCTCCCAAAATCTCAATATTTTAAATTAGAGAAAGAAGTTGATGCTAATTTACAAGGTATGTATTTTAGAGCCAAAAAAGAGAAAGTACCATTCAAAGATGTGATAAATACATACTTAAATTCCCAAGATATTACTCCCCAAGAAAAAGAAGAAATACTAGACCTTTGGAGAATTCGATTAAAAGCATTAAATTTGCCCTTATTTTAATATTATGATAAAACTAGTTGATTTACTTAAAGAATTTCAAGATTCACAATATACAATATTTTGTGATTTGGATGGGGTATTAGTTGACTTTGATAAGGGATATGAGGAATTAACAGGAATAGCTACTTACCACGCTGACAGACAAGGTAGTGAACACTTTTGGGACCTATTTAGAAATAGTTTAACCGAAAAGGGTATATCCGAAAAACAATATTGGGAGGAGTTAGAATGGATGCCTGACGGTAAACAACTATGGGACTATATTTCACCATACAATCCATACATTTTAACAGCACCATCAGTTAACCATGATTTACCTGCTGATGTTAAATACAAATTATCCCATAATGAATCTCAACAAGGTAAAACCGAGTGGGTTAAACGTTTAGATAATATGAGAGAATTAAAATTTAAAGCATCTAAATTCAAACAAGATTTATCTAAAAAAGGTAGAATCCTAATAGATGATAGAAAGCCAACTATAGATGGTTGGAACTCAAAAGGGGGTATAGGAATACTTCACACAAGTGCTGCTGACACTATTAAACAGTTACAAAAATTAGGGATATGAGCGATAATGTTTTAAAAAGAGATTTCCAAAAAAGAGATGTAGAACGTTTACGTAATTTAGTTAAAGGTAAATACGGGGACAAAACTACTCAAGGTATAGGATATAATGGTGAATCACAAGTAGATCATAAAGAAGGAGATACTTGGGAACAAAATGGTAAAACTTGGACCATAAGAGATGGTATAAAAGAAAATATAACAAAGTTAGATAAGTTTAAAAAAGTATCTGTTCCTATATTTTGCCCCAACTGTAAAACCGTAATGGATAAACAATTAGATCCATTTTACTATAAGGCGTTTGGTGAGTGTTTAGATTGTAGATCTAAAACAGAAACCCGATTAAAAATTAGTGGGGAGTGGGAAGATCATATAAATGAAGTCCATAACCAAGAAATTGATCACCATATAGAGGAATTTAAAACATTCATGCAAGATGCTCTTAATGAAAGTAATAATGGCTATATTACAGAAGCAGGTGATATTCAGAAATGGGTGGGGGGTATAGATAAAGAAAGAGCAAATAAATCCCTAGAGGAGGGTATAAAATACATGGAAGGTTTGAAGAAACAAAAATAGCACCATATTTATAACAAAATAAAAAACAATGAAAGACAATTTCGATTTAAAAAAATACCTAAAAGAAAATAAAGTAGTGGAAAATTATAATCCATTTACATCTTCTAAAAAACCAAATACCTTAAATGAAGGTAATCTTCGTGATAAAGTTAAAGAAATGATTTTAAAAGAATTAGAAGATTATCAAGATTATGATGAAGAAGGTGTTGACATGGGAATGGAAAATCCTGAGGACATGTTTGATGATGTCATGGATTTAGGGGATACTGAAGAGGAGTCTGATCTATTTGATGATGAATTGGACCTTTTTGAAGCCGAAGAGGATGAAGAAGAAGAAACCGAAGAAGAAGAAACCGAAGAAGAACCAGAAATTCCTGCTGATGATGATAGTGAATTAGAGGCTATCGGAGGAAAAATGGAAGGGGATGATAGTGAAATAATGAATGCCCTCATGACATCTTTAAAACTATCTAAAGCAAGTGGAAATGAAAAGCTTACTACTCAAATATCAAACACTATCAAATTCTTTGTTAGTGACTTTATTGGAGGAGAAGAATAAATAAATATATAACAACAAACAAATCAAATTTATGACAAAATTAGAAATTTTAGAAAATCTTGGATCTCAAGTAGATCTTTTATTAACAGAGGATGCAAAATCTTCAAAAGCAGCAGCTGGGCGAGCACGCCGAGCAGCTAACGAAATTAAAAAGTTAGCAGCTGAGTACAAAAAAGTATCTTTAGCTGAAAGTAAGTAAGTAATGGGAAAAATTAACGAGGCATTTAATTCAGAGGAATCAAAAAAGATTTATGATAATTTTTTAGCTATCGTTACTGACTCAAAACGTAGAGACAAACTTGTAAAGAAACACGGCAGTAACGCAGAGGCAGTAGCTTATGGTGCTGCCGTGAATCAAGTTAAAAAACAATCATCTAAAGAACCTAAAGAAGAGGATAAAATGGATAAAACAGAAAAGCTAAAAGAAATGGTTAAGGATGCTTTAATGAATCCTAAAAAAGCTGACTTGAATAAAGATGGAGAACTTTCCCCATACGAAAAAAAACGTGGTGCGGCTATTGAAAAAAATATAGCTGAATCCACTTCAAAACATACAGTTAAATATTCAAAATCAAATGACACATATCAAGTATGGTTAGCGGATGAGATAGTAACTGATTTTGCTACTAAAGAAAAAGCAGATG